CCTCGCCAAAAATTTGTTGCTTACATAATGTTTGAAAATGTTTTAAACGTTGCCCCCGTACGGATACCCACCGTACGCGGGCTTTTCAACTCTTTTTTAGCTTGGGCCATCGATAAACTTCCCGATGACCCTATTTCCTACGTCTCCCCAGACGTAAAGACGAATACTGTCCCTTCAACAAGGACGGTCTCTGTCTCCTCTCCGACCGGTTCTCTCGCCGAACCTGTGTCGGAAAACTATTCCGTACCGAAGATCGCTTTGGTTGTTGGAGGTGTGCTTACTGTATGTAAACCTAATACTATAGCCCTTCCTCTCCTTCGCGCCGTCGCCACTAGCATTGCTGCTGTTGTTGTTCTGGTTGCCCGTCACCCTCGGATGACCGTTGCCTCAACTAGCATCATTGGCTATACACTTTATCAAGTTCTTCCTTGGCGTTCCTATTTGACATCGTTATTACATCGTGGTAAGATCCAGCCGTTACAATCGGTTGCTTTTGCTCGCCGCACTTTTTTTAACCTTGAAATCAATCAGGCACCTCCGGTACCGAACCATACCCATGCAGTTTCTGCAGCCGACCGTATGACCGCTAATCATTTTATTGATCGCCTATCCTCCCTCCTTGGACTCGTCCCTTACTATTACCAAATGTCTAGGAATGATGAGAAGAAGGGTCGTTTGGGCAGTCGTGACTATTACTGGGCTAAAGATTTTCAAGTTGCTCCGCATTTATTTAAACCTCCGTCTGATTCGATGTTGGTTTTGGTTGATGTGGATCAATATGTAGATATGCCTTTGTTTTTGTCACAGTTGCGTCGTCCGGTTGTCATATACACGTTTCAGCCTAGTGCTGTTGCTCGCATTTCTAAGAATTACTCATACACATTTGATAAGGACAGTTTTGTTCACTACACCGTAACTGGTGGTGGCACTTATGTCCATAAAGTTTGGAATTATGGAACTGACCATATTGTGACGACTTGTCACTTTTTGGGCATCCTTTATTCCGTTAATGTTTTTCTTATTGATCGTCGTACTACTTCCATTGATCATGAAATTATTTTGTTGACTCCCGTAGGCCGTTGGAGATATGCCAATTCTTGGTTGTATTCTCTTACGGTATCCGGTCAGTCCCTTAGTCGTTTGAAGCCCTTCGTTGGTAATGATTTTACTCGCTTAGTCGTTAAATCAACGTTGGGTGTCCATGTGAGCACCGGTAAAGTGATGCAATTCCTTAACACCACTATTCCGGTTATCCAAGATGATGCTGTCGCCTCTTTGGCACGTACTTCCAAGTATGACCTTACTTTACCTCAGGTCCAGGCTATTGTTGAAGGTCCTAGAGAACTTTCCATGCCCCTGTTGGAATATCACCGTCTTAAACTCTCTTACAAGCCTGATCAGGTTTGTCCTGTGTCTGATGCTGCGCGTAGTTATCAATTCGACCCTGCTCGTTATGATCCACTCGCTCAGCCTACTATGCGACCTTTCATGTCACCACTTATTCACGCCTCATTCTGCCCAGATAGGACAGTTGCTAATGAGGAGGAGTGTATTCGTGAGCGTGTTGTCGCTCCCAGACCAGGTGTTGCTCCTATTATGCCGTTTTTGCAGCGGTGTATGGAAGAGTTCGTCGAACTTTTCTGTCCGGAGCAAGGTAAATTACATCCGCATGATTTCGACGAAGTTATGGACCGCCAATCGCGTCCCACGCAACGTCGTAATTATTATGCTTCTATGGGCTCTAAAGTCCGTCGCATTATTCAGATGTTTTTGAAATCAGAGAGCTATCAGGATATAAAACCTCCACGTGCAATTTCTATCATCAACTCTGTTGATAAGTTAACTTACTCTCAGTATATTTATTCTCTTGAGAAAATTTTAAAGACACATGAGTGGTACGCTTTTGGATTGACACCCCAGAAAATTGCCGCTCGTATTGTTAAAATTTTATTGAATGCTGACTTTGCCACACCCACCGACTTTAAGAAGTTTGATGGACATGGCAGTAATGTTATGCGCCAGTTTGAACGCATGCTTTTATTTCGTGCGTTTCACCCTGACCACCACGCTGAAATTGCTGAGCTTCACCAAGCTCAGTTCAACGTTGAAGCTTATGGTAGATTTGCTACTTGGTATATGACTCTTTTCTCGCGGGCTTCCGGTTCTCCGGAGACTTCTGTTTTTAATTCAATATTTAATGCCTTTGTGGCCTATTTGGCTAACCGGTCTACTAAGATCGGTGGTATTAATAAAACACCGCAAGAAGCCTTTGATGCTTTAGGTATCTATGGCGGGGATGATGGCCTTTCAGTAGGCGTACTTCCCAAGAATTACAAAATGGCTGCTAAACTCGTCGGACAAGAAATAACTATTGAGGTTGTGCCCAGAGGCTCGTGTGGGATTAAGTTCCTTGCGCGGGTTTATGGACCTGGTGTGTGGAATGGTGATGAAACCAATTGCTGCGATCTTCCGCGGCAACTTTCAAAACTACACACGACTGTGGCGTTGCCTTCAAATGTCACACCCCTCGAAAAGTTTCTTGAAAAGATCCGATCCTATTCACTTACCGATCCCCACACTCCCATCCTTGGTGAGTTGTGTCAGTCTGTTATTTTGATTACAGGAGACCTCAAAACTAACGACAAAACTCTTGCGATACGCACTTGGTTATCCAAGTTTGACCTCGATGTTCAATATAAGAATCAGCCGTCCCAGTGGATGGATGATTATGTTGCATCGGTCTTACCTGATTTTGACTATGTGCGTTTTCGAAAATGGCTTCGTTCGTGTACCACTCTCAGTTTGTTCCTTTCACCTCCAATGTGTATGGAACCCCCTGAACCTACTGTGGTGCATCCCGTTGTTCTTGCTCACGAGGTCTTACCACGAAATTTTGTGGTTCGACCGTTTCCAACTTTACCTCAGGATCCTGTTGAATATCGCGAGGATACAAATCCTAACCCCCCGGCTCTTTCGA